AAAATCAATTGCAAGTGTTAATGCTTCGACATCGTGATAAGGTATATGAACATCAGATAACACAAGTATTTTAGAACCTTTTACGTCAATGTGTTGACGTTTCTTTGCGTATGATTTTGGAAGTTTGAATGGATTATACTCGCGTGGTTTGGTTTCCATCAATGATTTATCTGCTAAAGTTTTTCTATTGTTATTACCAGTTTTACCACGAATGTAACGAATAGCAGAACGTGCGTGTTCAATATTCAAATAAACTTCACTATGTTCTGCAAAAAGTTTTTTAGCAAGTGTAAGTGTTGGTGTGTTTGGATATTGCTCACACACTTTCTTCGCTATCAGATGCGTCTGTTTTTTTGACATTGTTTTTATTTGTAAATGCTTCAACAACGGTTGAACCTAACACCCCACCTGCAACAATTGACAAAGCATCAAACATAAATTGTGGTGCGATAAAACTTGTAAATGTACCAACGTATGTTAATGCAATTAAATTAATCACAATAAAAATAGCAGTAACTCTTTTACTGCTAACTTTTTGTGAATAACTAATTAAATTGTTAAACCATTCTTTCATAGATACTTCATAACTAATTGAACGATGAACCCACCTAACGTTCCCATTCCAATTGCAATACCAGTAAACTTTGCTAATTGTAATTTTTGTTTTTGAATGTAACGTTCGTGACGTTCAACTTTTTTAACAAGACCTTCTTGCATCATTTCATCGTCACCAATTAACGTGAGTAACACTCTATCAATTTTGCGATTAAGTAATTGAATTTCTTGATGGATTAAATGTGTTTCGTTTTCTTCTGTCATAACCATTCATTCAATAATGTGTAAGTGAAATATGTAACACCACTTTCTTCACACATAGAAATCAATTGTGCAAATTCTTTTGGATTGTTCAACACTTGACAACCTGCTGACCATTTTTCAACGAATGTACTAATTGCACTTGCATTTGCACGATGTATATTAATTCCAAAATTACCACGTTGAATAACTTGTGATTCTTCTGCGATTTCATTTCTATTTGCATCACGATACACTTCAACTGGTGCATACTGAACTAATGCTTTGTATTGACCTTTGTGCATTCCCAAAACGTAAGTGTTTTTATATTGTTTCGCAACTAACAACGCAGTACCTTTTGGATTCATCATATTCACTAACCAATGCCGACCTGCATTTGTTGTTGCGCTAAACCAGTACACTTCATTGTCTTTTACAACACCAACTAAATCATCAAATTTATTTGGAACATTAGCGCGTGAACGCACACCAACCAAATGAAATTTCATTGTGAAATCATATTGATATTTTGCAAATTCTTCTTTTAATTGATTAATTGTTGGTTTGACCATCGTGCAATTTTTTTATTTGTTTTTCTTTTTTAGCAATGTATTTTTTTAATTTAACTAAATACATTTGTTGCTTTTCAATATCTTTTTTTCTTCCCCTCGCCATATTGAATTATTGAAAGTAAGAATCTAACCAACCACGTTTGTATTGACCTTTGATGTATCTATCACTACCCATTGAAATTTCAAAATTGTTCGATGGGTAAACATCAGTATCTGAATACAATTGATTCTGCGTGTTCGTTGAATACTCTGGAAATAATGAAGTGTTGTTACACAAATAGTCAACCATTCTCGCAGTATAAAACATTGCTTTTTGTCTTGACTGGTCACGATAGTTTTGCAAATCGTCTTGCGTAATTGGTTGTGAATCTTCACTTGTGCGAACCACTAAACTACCGTTATCTGTTTTCATATACAAGTGTGGAAGCATCTCATACATAGCCCACCAACAAACGCATCTGCGAATCCAACTATCAAGTAAAATCAAATAGTTACCAGTTATTGTATTATTTGCAACATCTGTTTTTATCTTGTTGTATAAATCTGTTCCAAGATATTGTTGCAAGTGTTCGTCTTGCGCTATGTAGATAGCAGGATACATAAGTAAAGGGTCAACTGAACCATTTACCCACGTATATTTTTTGATGTAATTTTCATCTATTAAAAGAACTTCAGGTGTTAGTGCCATAATTGTTATGAGTATTTAAGTGAACCACGTGTTGGTGTGTCTATTGGTCTAATTGATTCAACTCCTTTTGATTTTAATGAATCAACATTATCTTTTACAACTGAATCATTTGCAAGACCTTTGTTTGGTAGGAATTGCCCACCTTTTCGTTTTCTAAAATATATTTTTCTGAAGAATTTATGATGACAAAAACAACCACCTTTCCAATCCCAAATTGAATAAGATGAAGAACCAGTAGGTGCAAATTGTGAATTCTCACCTTCCATTGCAATGATATCTTCGTATCTGTATACTGCACCTGCTTTTGATAATGCAACCATCTCGCGACAAAAATCACGTGTTACCATTTCACCATTTCGCCACGTTAAATTCTTTGAATAGTAGTAACGAATTTTGTAAAGACCTTTATCAGTTTCTTCAGAACGTTCATTCGGATTTGCATAAGAACGCAATGACATATATTCTTTTCTGAAAACTTCTTCGTTATGTGGGTCTGTTACTTCTTCATCTGAAATACATTCCCATTCTTCTTCATCAACGTATTCTGCTTTATCAGCAAGATGCGATAACCACGCGTGTGAATCTTCTTCACTAATGTGAGCAGGTACACCATTAATTAATTGTGGTGCTTTCTTCTTCTTTACTTTTTTTTTTTGACTGCTTAATTTAGCAACTGCATCAGCACCACCACCAGTTGCAAACATTGACTTTGCAACTTCAACATCTAATTGTAAGAACTGAACTAAGAATACAATTGCTTGTTCTGTTGTTAAAATTCCTTCTTTAACTTTTGCAACAATATCTAATGCAGATGCTATTTGTGCACCGTTGTATGTTACATCTGATACTTTTGTTTCAACTGGAATATCAGTTGTTGTTGCAGGTGTATCAACTACAATTGTTTCCGTAGGCATTGCAGTTTCAACAATTTCAAAAGGTGAATTTTGTTCGATTTGAATATCACCTAAAATTGGTTCAAACACATCTGTGATTAATCGTTGATATGGTTGAATTACTTGATGATTAAAGATATCCAACGCAACAATCATTTCATCTTTATTACTTCCAAAACCACCACCTACATCACGAATACCAAATAACAATGGTGATGTGATTCTGTGACCAATCATAATTTGTTTTGCAGTTTCATCAGATAAGAATTCGTATTGCTTATCTGCATCTGATAATGGGAATGATTCGATTTGTGGCGCACGTGTTGGGTCTTCATTGAAAGTCATCAAGAATTTTCCTGCGTTACTTGCACCACTTAAACGTGCTTCCCATTCACGTCTGATTTGTTCGCGTTCTTCTTTCTGTGGTATACCATTTAAAAAGTTTATTATGAACGAAGGAAACAAACCATTCAAGATGTTGTTGACGTGATACAACCCCATTTGATAACTCAACTCAACATAATTCAATGAACCATAGTAATCTGGTTTTGCATAGTACATTGAACCTGCACACATCGAATGTTGATAGATAACTTGACGTGGAAAATCTTTTGAACTTGATGGGTCGAATAGTGGAATAAAAGTTGGCTTACCTTTTTTACTGCGCGTGTTTGCCCAATCGTATGAGTAATAAATACCAGTTACTTCTTCGCAATCTTTATCATAAGCTAATCTGCAATTCTCAAATGGTAAGTGATTGATTTGTGCAACACGTGTTCCATCTAATGACCAAATTATTTCAGCAACAAATTGACCTTGCAATTTCAAATCGAACGCAAGACCATTCAACGCATTGTCAAGAATGGTATTCGTTCCTTTACCACTAATCATAAACGCAATTGAATTAACAAGTGCGTTATGTATTGGTGAATTGTGATAAAGATTGATTAAGTATTGTGGATACAAATTGTTATCACCATAGTCAATGTAACCTGCGCGATTTTCTTTTTCAATTGCTTCGGTTGGTTGGTATTTGGCGAAGTTGAATTGTTGTACGTTACTCATTTGTTCCCGTGTATATGTAGTCAACTGGTATTGTTGGGTTGCTGATGTCATAGTAATTAACTGATTTCGTTAATTCAATTATTCCTTTTTCAACTAAACCAACAACAGATGCATCAGTTGGATTTGTATTTGAATTTGAATTTTGACCATAAACTTCATAACGATATCTACCTGCATTCACAAGTGATTCAGTTGTTAGTTCAATGGTTGTAATGCGTTCGTTTTCGTCTATAACTGCAACTACTTGACCAAGTGTTTCGCCAGTCATTTCATACGTTAATACTAACAAATAATCTGTGAATGTAGTTGCATAATAACTTCGACCTTCATTTAATGTCAAATACGTTGTTTGATTCGCAGTATCTGTTAATAGATAAATCATTTACTAATTATTTGTATTAAAGATACAATAAAAGGGGGTTTCCCCCCTATCATTGTTAAAAGTTTTTAGATAAGGTTTGCAGGGTCTTCTTGCAACTTGTAAGCACGATTTGGTGCTTCGTGTGTGAATGCTAATGTGTAACCATTCATATCACCAAGTGCAGTACCAGTACCAGCAGTTGATGTAGATAAATCTGCACCATTCTCGTAACCTACTGCCCACCAATTGTCATTTGCATCAAGAACGAAAACAATTACACGTGCTTTTGCAACATTTTGTAATTCTAATCTTTTTGCGCTTGACAATTTATGCAACATTACGTTAACGGTTTGTGTATAAAACACCGTTCCGTTATCACGATTGAAGTTAATTGTTTCTTCAAATGAACCAGTTTGGGTTGGTAATTCGTAAGTAAATAAATCATTCTGTGTCAAAGTACCTACAATCTCTTCAACAATTTGGTTTGCATCTAAACTGAAACCATTACTATTAACAAGTAATCTATCTACTAATACTATTTTTTTTATACCACCAACTCCATCTTTGCAGTCGAGTGTAAAACCGATTGATAATTCACAAGCCATTTTTTTTTATGTATTATTTGCAAGAAAGTGATGCATCGTTTTGATGCACCACAATCTTACAAGGGTTATTATTTAATTAGGCAGTGTATTGATAGAATGCGATTTCGTTACCGAATCCGTACTGAACACCTGCGAAGAATTTAGCACCGAAGCGAACGTTGTCAGACAAATCTTTGTCATACATATCCAACAATGCTACTTCATTCCAGTCAGAAAGCAAGTTAGTACCGAACCAAAGATTTGATGCTTGAGCCATCACCATAGTATCGTTAGACATACCTGGACATTCAACGATTTCGTACTGACCTAACCAAGTCATTACAACGGTTTCACCTTGATACAAATAAGAACCATTACCAAGACCAAGAATAGCATAACGGAATGCTTCAGCAACGTTTGAAGAAACATAGATGCGTGGCTTTTCAGTAGCACGTCTAACTTTCAACGGACAAGTATCAACTAATCTTTTTATTTCATCGATAACGTTTGTTTCATCAATTGCAACTGGTGTAGATACATCAAGAACAGAAGCATCAGCCAAGAACAAAGTTTCGAATCCATCATATTGACCTGCAGTTGCGTTAACTCCAGTCCAAATAAGAACTTCGTTACGAGCAGCAATACCAGCCATCATATTAGCTATGATAGCATCAGCAAGTGATGCGTGAAGTTGTCCGTTCTGTTCACTCTTTGCTTCCCAGTCAACCAAGAAATCTTTTTTGCAAAGTTGTCTGTGAACTTGAAACTTCTCAAGTGTTAAAACTCTTTCAGTTAATGTAACCGTTCCAGTTGGAGTGAAGTCACAAGTTGCGTTTGCAAAAGTGATGTCATCAACTAATTTGCGAACAACTTGCTTGTACTCTACATTTTCTTTAACGGTGATGTACTGCAATGTTTCGTTGCTTAAAAAAGCAGAACGAATGTAACCTGCTGCTTCTTTACCAGCATAGGTTGATGTAAGTGAAGTGGTTGTAGCCATTTTTTATTTTTCTTTTTTTGTGTTATTTATGTTTACTTAAATTGTAAGCGAAACGTTCTTCGTAAGTCATTTTCTTAAATGATTTCGTAGGTGCTTCAACTTGTTTTGGTGCTTTCTTGAATTCAGCTTTAACTGATTCAATAGCAGGTTGTGCAGATAGTTTTGTTACTTGCGCTGACAAGTTTTCTTTTTCTGCTTTTAATGTTGCGATTTCTTTTTCAAGATTTGCAACAACGTTTAGGATAGCTTCGAATTCAGCATTCATTTCAGTTGACTGCTCAACAACTTCTGTTGCTTCTGCTTCAACTTCAACTTCAACTTTTGGTTCTTCTTCCATTGGTTTGATTTCTGCAATCACACCT